AATGAAATTATAGTAGATGTAGATCTAGATGGAACGGCTACTTTTGGAACATGTGATAGGCTGACTTTGTATGGTGAAGATAAGGCTGTCATGGGAGATTATAAAACAGGTGTTTCTGTAATAGATGAACCTTTAGAAAACTGGCAGGCAAAAGCATATGCGTTGGGGGCTTTTCAAAAGTTTGAGGATCTTAATGAAATAACATTTGTTTTTTATATACCTGTTAGAGGAGAGGTTTTGTCTGGCGTTTTTACTAGAGAAGATACTGACAAGATTAGAAAAGAACTATCAATTGTTATTAAAGATGGTGAGGAAGTACGTCCTCAGTGGGACAAAGGAGTGCCTAGTTTAGATAAACTAGAACCTACTAGTAATTGCAGATTCTGCACATATGAAGAAAAGTGCCCAGCACTAGGAGCTATAGTTACTGAGATAGCGACAAGAATCAGCGATAAGTATGTACCTCAAGGAGATATTGAAAACACTGATGACCCAGAAGTTATGGAACAGCTGTGGATAGTTGCAAAAATAGTTTCAAACTGGGCTACTAAAATAAAATCTAAAGCCATTAGCATGGCAAAAGATGGAGTTGAGTTTCCATCTCTTAGACTTAAATCAATGGGCACTCCTAGAAAATGTGTTGATAATAAAAAGCTTTTAGAAATTGCCAAAGACTTTGATGTAGCAGAAGAAGAACTTTTAAGTATAGCTTCTTTCCCTTTAAAAAAAGCAACAGACCTTGCAGCAAAAAAAGCTGCGAAAGGAACAAAAGGTCAAGTGTCACAAGATTTTATGGACGCATTATCTGATGCGTCTGTAATACAAACAAATGATGAGCGGTTCACGCTCTCATAAATTATAACAGAGAAACAGAAAAACAGAATAATGCCGAAAACAAAAGAAGTTAAAACAGTAGAAGTAGAAGTAGAAGTAGATGAAACTGAAGCTACAGAGTTAGCTACAATAGACACAGGTGTATCTATAGCAGATAGCCCAAGATGGGAAGAAGCAGCACAAGATATACTTATTGGAAGATACAACGTCCGAGGCAAAAGCTCATTGTATGACGCAGGAGAATTTGGGGATATTGTTCTTAAACAAGAAAACGTTGTTGTTAAGGATGGTCATCCAGCAGAGGCCATTGTCGTAAGTGCGTTACAAATGTGGCGTGAAAAAACAGAATATGGATCTGGGCAGCGTGGAAGAATTGCCAAGACCCGTGAGGAGATGCTTGAACTCGTTGAAGAGAATAGAGCTCTAGGTGATAGGGGTTTGAAGGTTATACCTTTTGCGGATTTAACAATTCTAATTAAAGAAAGCGAAGGGTGTGATGAAGAAGGTTTTGAGGTTCCTATTGGTGAAGATCGATGGGCTCTTGGAAAACTTGATGTTTCAGGTAAGGGTTATGAGCACACTTACTTAGCACTTAAGTTTTTTGAAAAGGTTAACCCTGGAGTTTCTTTAGTTAAACAAACTTGGGAGCTTGTTTCTAAGCAGCAACAGTGGGATCAAAAGATTTGGTGGATACCAACTCTTAAGCCATCTAAGGAAGAGACTTCACAAGAGGTCATTGACTGGGTTGAAAACTTTAAGAAAGGTTAATTATGGATAATATTGAAATACTTGAAATGGAACTCCAAAGTGTGGAGGAATTAATTTCTGAAATGAAGGGTAAACAAAAAGAGCTTGCTACACAGCAGAACCGTATGTTGGTTTTGGTAGAAGCTTTTAAAGATCAGATTTCTTTTTTAAAGGATTCTGGCACTCAACAGGTTCTTGATCTTGAGGGGGAGAACGAACCTGATTCAGAATAAATAGGCGCAAGCCTTGGCCTCGACAGTTTTAGGATTTTCATGCTTTCTTCCTAATTCTGTCGGGGCTTCTTTTAAATACTATGGATACATTTGCCCTAGATTTTGAGACGTATTACGACAAGGATTGCTCAATAAAAACCCTTGGCCCTCTTGGATATTTTTCTCATCCAGACTTTGATGCATACATGGTGTCAGTTGTAGGCGACGAAGGGACTTATTTTGTTGGACATCCTAAAGACTTTGATTGGTCAATACTCAAAGGGCAACGTGTGCTGTCTCATAACGCTTCGTTTGATGAGACTCTGTATAAATTTGGTGTTGCTCAAAAGTGGTGGGACCATGTAGATGTTGGCGAGTGGCATTGTACAGCAGACATGGCAGCTTATTGCGGATTGCCACGCAATTTAAAAGGGGCTTCCTCTGTAGCGTTAGGAGTTGAAGTGGATAAAGAAACACGGGACAACATGAAAGGCAAAAGATGGGAAAGCATGCCAGAAGATTTTAAAGAAGAAGTTAGTGAATATGCTCTTAAAGACTCAGAGCTTTGTT